GGATGTAGCGGATGCTTTGGCCGATCAGCCACGTTTCCGCGTTGCGGGGGATTTCGTCCAGTAGGTAGAGGCGGGCGAGTTCCCATGTCTTGCCACCATACCGCTTGTCGGCTTCCCTTGGCGGGGCTGAGTAGATGATGCACCCCACCGGCTCGCCATTGGCCAGCATCATCAGGCACAGGAGCACGATTGCGGGGCGTTTCCCGAGGTAGTGAGCGCGGATGAAGTCATCCACCTCAGTCACTGAGCATGGGCGGATTGTGCAGGCGGAGCGCCACGAGGAATCGAAAGAGGAAGAACAAGGCATCGCAGACAACCATGACCCGCCCCGTGTTCTGCGTCCAGAGCAGTCACAGAGTCCTGGGAGTAGCGATGCGGCGTTGTCGGTCATGGTGTCTGGATTTTATCGTTCAGTCGAGAAATTCGCTCCCCGATCCAGCGCATGACCGGGACCGCCATGGAGTTGCCAAGCGCCTTGTAGCGCGGGCCATCGCTGGCCATCTTGCCGCGCCATGGGATCAGCGTGTGATCGTCGGGGAAGCCTTGCAGGCGTTCGCATTCGCGGGGAGTCAGTCGCCTCACAGCTTCCATCGTCGCAAGCAACCCGTGTTCGTCGCGGAATCTTGAGTGAGCATCACCGTTGCTGGTCAGTGTCGGCACAGTCACCAGGTTCTGGCATTCGTCGCCCGCAGGCCCGCCGCTGCCCTTGCTCCACTTGCTCGTCACCGCTGGCGCGATGCAAGGCACCAGCGGCGTCCCGCGGCCGGTGCCGTCCTCGCTGGCGTCGAAGCCTTCAGCGCGGAGTGTGTGGGCTATCAGTCCGCCGCCACACTCGAAGTCTGTCCCGAGTCCTCCACCGCCTTCAGTGCGTGCGCTAAGTGTTCCGGTAATTGCTTGCCCCGCTTCGCGGCGCGGCGGCGGATACCCGCACAGGCTTTCGCGCTCAAATAATACCGCGCCGGCACGTCTCCAGTCTCCAAGACATCCAACAACGAACACACGCTCGCGTCGCTGGGCCAAGTTGGCATATTGAGCGTCAAGCGTCCGGTAGGCCCACCCATACCCGAGTTCTTCCAGCCCTCCGAGGAAGGAGCCAAGCGCTTCTCCATCGTCGGCACTACGGACGCCGGGGACGTTCTCCCAGACCACCCAGCGGGGGCGGAACTGTGCAAGAATGCCAAGGAAGACGAGTGTGAGGTTTCCACGAGGGTCTGCCAGACCTTTGCGGAGCCCAGCGACTGAGAAGGCTTGGCAGGGTGTTCCGCCGACGATGAGGTTAGGTCGAAGAGTGTCTGGCCAGTCATTGTGTTTTGTCATGTCGCCCAGGTTGGGTGTTTCCGGCCAGTGGTGGGCGAGCACGGCGGACGGGAATTTTTCGATTTCGGCGAAGCCACAGGCTTTCCATCCGAGCGGTTCCCACGCCACTGATGCAGCATCAATCCCGGAACACACCGAAAGAAAAGAGACTGAACAAGGCATCGCTCCTAACCGATACCCGCCCCGTGTCGGGCTGGCGGCGTGGTTAGGAGGCTCGGGATATAGCGGAGTGGCGTTCACGGTATCGGTAGGAGGATTTAGACGTTCTGCCGAGATTGAATATCTTCCATCACGTCCTTCACCTTTTGGAGCGCCTCTTCCGCTCTTGCCGTCAGGTGTTGACTGATTTCGGCGTAAGCTTCCCCGATCCGTTCGAGAGTCTGATAGCCATCGTATCCCTCGGGATCATCCAGAGCGTGAGCGTTCACGATGTTGTGGCGCACCAGGCATTCCCCGAAGTATTCCGCACTCGCCATCGGCCCAAGAGGGCAGAACAAGCCAGTGGTGCGCAACCCGCCATTAGCGGCCTTGTCAGTCTCTTGGTTCATATACGTCTGATTTCGTTGGTGGAGTTTTCTCGTCGGCGGGTGCCACCACTTGGACGTTCTCCTCATTAAAAATTGGAACCGCCCCAAACTGTTTGATGCAAAGTTGCTCAAGGAGTTCGTCGCGTGATTTGAAGTGAATTCGGAAAGCCGGAGAGCAAGCCGCCGCATCCAACGGGCGTTTAGCTTTCTCTTTGGCTGCGGCTCGGCGGGCTTTGCGGCGTTGGTTCCTGCATACATTGCACAGGCAGTTTTCGAGGTGCGTCATGATTTTGCTTTCTCAGTTGCGCCCGTGGATGGGCAGTTTGCGTTGTGCCGATTGATTCCGCGCTCTTCGGCCCATTTCTGCATCGAGCGCATCGGCGAGGTCCGCCGGCGGTCTCCCTCTTTCCATTCTTCCAGGAGTCGCCGGTTTGCTTTGATGGTTCTCCGGTCGCGTTCTTCCGCCTGTTCGCGGGTTTCGCCTCGGTATTGGAGTCCTGGGATGTGTAGGATTTGTATCATGGTTTCAAGGTCTCAGAATGGCAGGTCTTCGTCCTCGTTTTCATCGGCTGAGGCGGCGGGCGCTGGCGGCATGCCGGCGGGTTGCCTCCGTGGCTCGCTGGATTGAACGGGGCTGTCACCGCGCTTGTCGGTGAGCAGGTGCATGTTCTCGCATGTGATCTTCGTCTTGCGCTGCTTTTTGCCGGTCGCCTTATCCTCCCATTCCTCTTGCGAGAGTCGGCCGGAAATCCCGAGCCGGTCGCCCTTGCGGACGTATTTTACCGCACACTCGGCCGTCGCCCCCCAAAGGGTGACGCCGATCCAAGCGGTCTTCTTGTTTTCCCCGAAGCCGTCGTCAATGGCCAGGTTGATCTCGGTGACGGCCTTGCCGCTCGCGGTGTGTCTGAGTTCGAATTCGCCGCCTACGCGGCCGATGATGTTTACTTGGTTCATGTCGTTTTTATCTGGTGAATTTCGGCTTCTTGGCCGCGGCGGTCGTCTCGTCCATTCCGTGGACGAAGCGGATGTGTTTCCGGTCGAGCACCAACGGCACCCGCTCGCCGCCGGAGCCGTAGTGGCGGTCCTTGGCGATCAGCACGTGCCGGTGCTGCTTGTAGGTCTCGCTCTCCTTGTTGCGGTCCTGGACGATGGAAATCACCGCGTCGGCGTCCTCCTCGATCACCCGGCCGTGCTTGGTGTCGCCGTCCGCGTTGAGTTGGGAAAGCGCGATGAGCGTGATCCCCAGGTCACCGGCGATCTCTTGCAGCGCGTGCGAGATTTCGGAAACCTCCGCCTCCTTGGTGTCGGCCTTGCCGCCCTTGATGAGTTGGACGTAGTCCACCGCGGCGATCTGGATGCCCGTCTCCCGGTGCGCCCTGCGGATCGCGGCGATCACCGTGGAAAGGTTCCGGTTGGCCGGCCGTTGCAGCCGCAGGGGTGCCGCGGCGAGTTTGGGGATGGCGTTCCGGATCGACCGCATCAGCCCCACGCTGATTTCCTCGCCGCCATTTTCGCGGGCGTAGGTCTTCGGCTCGGTGTAGGCCTTCGCATCGATCCGCGACGCCTGGACGATCATCCGGTCCATCAGGTCGCGCTCGGACATTTCGAGACTGAGGAAAAGGCACGGATGCCCGGCCAGCGCCGCGTCGAGGATGATTTGGGACGCCATCACCGACTTCCCTCCCTCGGGGTAGGCACCGATCACCCACAGCCTGCCAGGGTGCGCCCCGCGCAAATACTGGTCGAGCGCGCCGATGGTCGGGATGCCTTGGGTTTCCTCGCCGCCGGTCGAGCGCCGCTCAAACCTCTCGAATGATTCACGGATGATGCTCTTAAGCGGCAGGCAAGGGGTCGCCCCGCTCACGGAATCGGAAATGGCTGTCAGCCTGCGCTCGGTATCCCCAAGGAGCTCCTTGGCCTCGTCTGGCGCGTCATACGCCGCTTCCGTGGTCGTGTGGGCGAGGTTGATCAGTTGCCGCAGGATGAATTTCTCCTTCACCAGTTCCATGTGGTGGCCGAAATGCCCGCCGGTCGGCGCATAGGTGTAGAGGTCCGCGAGCGTCGAGGGGCCGCCCACGCGGTCGAGCAGGCCGTGGTCCAGCAGCTTCTGGGTCAGCGCCACAAATTCGATTTCCTCGCCCGCCTCGTGGCGCTCCCGCAGCATTGCGAAAAGCGTCGCATGGCTCGGCAGGTAGAAATGTTCCGCCGTGAGGTTCTCCTCCACCGCCCGCTGGATGAACTCCACCGGATCCTGGAGCATGGACGACAGCAGCGACTTCTCCGGACCCACCGCATGCGGGAACGCTCGCAGCACGCTTTCAGGGCTCTCGTTCATTTCGCGGCCCTCCTTGGTCCTGCGGCATTGTTCGCCCAGTTCGTCGCCCAGGAGCGGAAGCGCGCTCTCCAGTCCGCCAGCGGGTGGCCGTTCGGTGTGATCCAGCCCTCCGACTCCATCCGGTCGAAGAACGCCTCGCAGCATTCATCCGAGACCGGCGGCATCTGCCCTTGGCCGAACTTGAGCACCTGCTCGAACGTCGCCATCCGGTGCGGGTTGAATTTCTCCGGAGTGGGCTTCCTGAAGTCCAAATCGGCGGCGGCGATTCCCTTCTCTTCTCCTTCTCCTTCTCCTTCTCTTCTTCTTCTCTTCTCTTCAGGCGGCGGGTTGTCAGCAGTCCGCGGACAACTGTCCGCGGATTGCGGCGGACCGTCCACTGGCTGCGGAAACTTGCTGTTCATCGTCCGCAGCCGTTGCCCGAAATTCTGGATCTCCAAGTAGCGTTTCCCGGTGACTTCGTAGCAGCAAACCAAGCCGGCCTTCTCGCACTCGGCGAGGTAGCGGGTCATGTCGGTGGAACGAATGTCTTCCTTGAGCGGGAAAAGCATGGATTTCAGAAGCAGGGGCGAGGCGTGGAACCTCCCGAAGTCGTCAGCCTTGAGGCACAGCCGGATGAAAAACCTCTCGGCGTGAACGTCGAGCGAGTCCACCTTGTCGGACTCCAGCCAGCCATCGCGAATGATTCTCGCAGCCATGGTCAGCCAGCCCTCCTCAGCTTGGTTTCCTCCGCATGCTTCGCCGCCACGGCTTCCAGCGCCTTGGTGAGTTGCGCTTGCAGCCCGCGGATCATGTTTTTCAGGTGGTGGGAGTAAGCGACCAGCTCCTCCCGCGTCATCGTTTCGGGTGTTTTCATGGGGTGGTGATGGTTTTGCGGTTGGCCTCCTTCGCCGCGGCCTTCGCCTCCAGCGCCTTCCTGAACCGTTCCGCATCGCCGTCGCGGATGATCAGGCCGATGGTCTCCTGCCGGTGGTTGGCCAGCCGCCGGGTCGCCACGCCGAACGGGATTTTCCGGGAGCGAGCCACTTGCATCAGGTTCTTGCCCTCGATGAGTTGCATCCCGTCGGGGATGGTTCCCACGTCGAGTTTCACGTCGGGATTTCGTTCGGTGGTCATAGTTCGTGTTCTTTCAATTCAGAGATTCGGATCGCGCATCCCGGCGCTTCGGTGTGGGGGATTTCCCAGCGTTTCAGGACCGTCAGCTCGCACACCTGGTCATCGTCCTGCCACGCGTGGATGCCCGTCAGCGCGTCCAGGATCGCCTTCGCCAGATTGTCCGCGTCCGGCTTGGAATCGTGCAGGAACATCGGCACCGAGTCCTTGAGGTTGCCGTTGGCCCGGTAGTGGGACTTGGGGCGCGGCATGTAGAACGTCAGCGAGACCGCCAGCGGATGGATCAGGCAGCGGCCCTCCAGCTCCCGGCAGGCCCGCGCCACGTCGCCCTTCCAGCCCTCCGCCGTCCCGGCGTCATAGACCGCCGCCCGTCCGTTGCGGACGAATGCCCGCGGCCTCGGCTGCCCCTTCGGCAGACCCAATGCCCGCCATGTCCCGATGTGCGTCTTGACGACGTGGGTTTCTCTCATGCCGCCTCCTCCCGGTATTGCTTCGCCAGCGTCCACATGGCGCTGTATTCGCTCACGAACTCCTCCACCATCGCTTGCAGCTTCGCGGTGTAGGCGTCCGGCTCCACGAACAGGTGCAGCGGCTTCATGCCGGGGCAGTAGCTGAAGAAATGCCACGGCAGCCCCGTCACCATCATGGAAAAATGAACCTGCGGCTTGTAGGTGTCAGGCAGCCCGCCATCCAGCAGATAGCGGAGGTGCGTCTTCGGCAGCGGGCATTTGATTTCCAACCCGGCGACGTGGTGGCCACCGCGGGAAATCAACCCGTCCGGCGAGCAGCCGATCACGCCGTCCTCGCGGGTCACGAATCCGACTTCCTCGACATCGATGGACAGGCGGCGCTCGAAGGCGGCCCGTGCCAGCGGCTCCATCGCCGTGCCGCGGTCGGTGTTCGCGTTGCCCTGCCAGGTGTTTTGACCGGGGCAGAAACAATCCGAGATCAGCTCGTCCATGTAGGCCGCCCGCTGGGCCGAGGATTTCCCGCCCGCGGTGATCACCTTGGAGGCGTTCGACGCCGTCAGCTTCCCGGTGCGGGCCGCGTGCCATTGCTCGGAACCTTGCAGGAGGTTGGGCCAGATTTTCATAGCGCCACCTCCACCAGTTTCACGTTGGCGGTGATCTCAGGAATCACCGTGCGGCGGACCTCCACGATGTGCAGCGGCTTGCACCACTTTGTCGTTTTGTCGGATGTCAGGCAGGTGCATGAGTCCTCCCACAGGTTGCGGGTTTCGGCCACGATGAACGCTTCGGCAGCGGCCTGCGTCGGGTAGGGCCCGGAGGCGGAAAACTCCCCCTGAGACATGCCCGGCGTGTCGGTGTCGATCACCCAAAACTGGCTCTTAGGTTTCCGGCTCATGCCTCACCTCCTTCGAGCAGTTGGAAGTGGCCGCTGCGGACATGACGGCGGGCCAAGCACCGGCCGTTCAGGTAGCCCGTCCGGTTCCGGCAAAGGTGCGTGTCGCCAGCCTCCTCCTCGAAGGGGTATTGGATCACCTCCCAGATGTCGCCCGCTCTCCAGCGGTGGCTGGTGCCGCCCTTGATCACCTTGTAGCGCTCAATGACCTTGTAGGCGCTCATGACACCACCTCCTGCCATGCGACGTTGACGGCGTTGGCAAACACCTGCGCCTTGGCCGTGTTCTTCGGATAGGTCAGCACGCCCCTCGCGGCTTTCAGCGGTCGGAAGGCGGCGAGCGCCGCGGACTTGAACGCCTGCCACTCCTCGTGTTCCGTCAGTTGCGCGGCGACCGCGGGCGATTCCTCCTCCTTCTCTTCCCTTCCACGTTCCACGTTCGGCGTTGAACGTTCGACGTTCGCTGCGGGCTTGCCCACCTCCACCAACGCGGCCTGAGCCTTCGCGGCCTCCGCCTTCGCCGCGTCCGCCTCCGCCTTGAGCTTCGCGGCTTCCTCCGCCGCCCGCTTCGCTTGCACCCGCCGCACCAGCTCCGCCTCCACCAGCTCGGCAGGCTTCAGCTCCAGCTCGCGCCGGTCCGGGATGGAATCCGCCCCGAACTTCGCCTCGAAACGGTGGAGCACGTCGCGGCTGGCGAGGATCAGCGCGTGTTGCGTCGCCTGGTAGATCCGGCAGGCTGAGCGCATGCTTTCGAGGTTCTTCTTGCCCTTGATCGCGCCTTGCAGTCCAGCGAGGAACTGGCGGCGCGCGTCCCGCGGGTCGATGTCGAACGCGGCGAGGAACTCCTCCACCATCTCGGACTTCACCTCATCTTTCCGCTTCTTGATCTGGCCGGCGAGGTCGAGCCTTGCAGTTGACAGCTCGGCGGATAGCCCGTCGATGCTTTCAAACAGCGCGTGCAGTTGCTCCGCGTCGGCCAGCGCCTTTTGCTTCGCGGCCTTCAGCGCGGCCTCAGCTCCAGCGATGGCCTTCGCGTCGGCGTCCGCCTGGTCGAAGTCCTCGTCGCTGGCGAGGTCGCGGTTGATCTCTCCCAGCCGGGTGCGGACCATCTCCGCAAAGGCCGTGAAATTCGACGAAACGATTTCCCCTCGGGCCTCGATGGTGAGGATGATTTCAGTGGTGTCAGCGGTCATGGATCAGAGTAGGTCTTGGGTTTCGGCTTCAGCGGCATCCCACGGGATTTCAGGGGCGTCGCTCAGGTCTTGGTAAGCGGGCTCCGGTTCCGGCGCCGCCTTGCGCGCCTTCGCGGCCTCCGCCAGCAGCTTCGGCGTTTCATTCGTCCTATCACTCCCGTCCGCCCCATTCTTCGCGAACGGATCGATCATCACCCCGCTCGCCCTGCCCTTCGCGGGCGTCACGTCGCGCATGCCGGGCGTGTCCGCCGCCTCGTCCTCATCGGTCACCCCGGAGAACCCGAAGGCATACCTGGCGCATTGCATCAGCGCCTTGTGGCGGAGCATCCGGTGCTCCATCTTCCACGGGTCGGTCGAGCGTTTGCATTCGCTCAGGTGCTCGGTGACTTGGATCGGCCGTGAGCGGTCCTTCCTCCAGAGCTTGCAGGTGATAGCGGCGAGCTTGCCGTCGTCATAATGCTCCTCGAACTCCATGCCGTCCATGGCCGGGTGGTCGTTGACCATGGAAACCCAGCCGTCGATGGAGACGACCGGCACGATCCCGCCGCCCTTCGCGGGGAAGGCGTGGATTTCCTTTGTCAGTGGATTGAGGCGATACTCGTTCGCCACCACCACCAGGGCGAGCAGCTCGTCGTCGGTGGCGTTCTTGAAGACGGTCGCCTTCAGAGTCGCCATCAGTTTGATGGGGTCCACGGAAAGCCGCGCGCCCATGATGTTCAGCGCGGAGACGCGCTCGGGTTGTTTTGCCAGTTGTGTGCTCATGTTGTGTGTTCTGTTTGGGAAAAGGTGGGCGGATGCGTATTGCAGCTTTCTCCGACTGAGGGTGGCGTTGCCGTTCACCCCATCCGCCCGTTTGTTGGGAGAGTTATGCTTTGCGGGCCGCCCGCTTTGCGACCTTCACGTCGATCCCGGCTTCGCGCATCGTCGCCTCGATGGAGCGGCTCATTTCGTCTTCCACGCCGGGAAGCTCCGGCTGGTTCGGATCTGGCAGCTTCTCACAGAGCGACTCTTGGTAAGTCACCGTGAATTTCAGGACGGTTTCAATGGTCCCCTTTTCAAGGTCCACCGTCGCGCCGATGGAGAGCTTGAGCGGCGGCAGGTTCTTCTCGTTCGCCGTCGCCTCCTCCATGTTCTCGTTCCATGCCGCGAGCATGTCGTCGGACCGGGCCTGGAGGCTTTGTGTGATTTGCGCGGCGATGGAGCTGATGAATGCCTCCATGCGCTCATTGCCTACCGCGGTGATTTGTTGGGTCATACTAGTGTTGTGTTGTTGGTTGATAGAATGTTGAGCAGGACGCCGAACCCGTGGTCGGTCAGCTCCAGCGTCCATGTCCGCCGGTCGCCGCCGCGGATCGAGCGCCGCCGCACCAGGTCGCGCTCTTGCAGCTTGTCGGCGATGCCTGTCAGGGTCGCCTTGGATTTGCCGAGCATCCCGGCGAGCTTGC